GTTCTACTACAACTGCAACAATAGGTATTACAAGTGGTAAATTTTATTGGGAAGCTAAAATAGTAAATGTTGTTAGTGGTTATCCATATTTAGGAATATATGAAGATTTTGATAGTTTAGTACAAGGAAATTTACAAGGTCAAGCTAATGGAACTAGAGTAATGACAGTTTATGTTGTAGGTGGTGGTACAACTTTATTTAAACCAGGAACAGATTTATCAATAACTGCACCAGCAAATGATAATATTATTATGTTTGCAGTTGATAAAGATAATAATAAATTTTATATGGGTGTTAATGGAAGTTGGTATAATTCTGGAGACCCTACTTCTGGTGCAACAGGAACAGGCTCACTAGCTGATTTAGACGCAAATGGTGTTGTAATGTTTGGTTCACACAATTATAATAATTCAGCAACTGAACTTAACTTTGGCTCTCCATCTTTTGCAATCTCATCAGGAAATAGTGATGCAGATGGTTATGGTAACTTTGAATACGCAGTACCTAGTGGCTATTACGCATTATGTACTAAAAACTTAGGAGCATATGGAGGTTAAATGGCAGTTTATACAACAATAGACAATCCAGAATTATATTTTCAATGCAAAACCTACACAGGAAATGGTGGAACACTAGCAATTACTTTAGATGGTAGTGAAAATATGTCACCTGATTTTGTTTGGATAAAAGAAAGAAATTTAACATCTTCTCATGCACTTACAGATACAGTAAGAGGAAACACAAAAAAATTAAAAAGTGATGATACTGATGTTGAAGAAACAAATACAAATTTAATAACTTCATTTGATAGTGATGGATTTACTTTAGGAGATAATGGAAACGCAAACCAAAGTTCATCACAAACCTATGTATCATGGAACTGGAAAGCTGGAACATCATTTACGAATGACGCAAGTTCAACTGGAATAGGAAGTATTGATAGTACAGGAAGTGTAAATACTGATGCTGGATTTAGTATTGTGTCTTATACAGGAACAGGAAGTGCAGCAACAGTAGGTCATGGCTTAGGGTCTGCACCATCAGTAATTTTTTATAAAAACAGAAGTGAAGCACAGACTTGGAGAGTGGTTACAACTGCAATAGATGGAAGTTTAGACAATTTATTTTTAAATACAACTGATGCAAAAAGTGATGACAGCATAACAGTTCCATCAAGCACAGTTTTTACTATAGATGGATCAACTCAAACAAATAAAAGTTCACAAAATATTATTGCCTACTGCTTCGCAGAAAAACAAGGTTACTCAAAATTTGGAAGCTACACAGGAAATGGAAATGCTGATGGAACATTTGTTTATACAGGATTTAAACCAGCTTTTGTTATTACTAAAGCATCAAGTTCAGCAGGTTTATCATGGTCTATGCATGACAATAAAAGACTTGGATATAATGGTGGAGATAGAAATCTTTATGCTAATAGTTTTAATGGAGAAAATACTGATAATGCTTTAGATTTATTAAGTAATGGTTTTAAAAGTAGAAGTGCAGATGGTTCAACTAATTCAAGTGGAGTAACATACATTTACATGGCTTTCGCTGAAAATCCATTCGTAACATCAACTGGTGTACCAGCTACTGCGAGATAATCAACATAGGAGATAGTTATGCAACTTTCAAAACATTTTACATTAGAGGAGATGGAAAAATCAAGCACAGGAATTAGGCTTGGTATAAAAAATAAAGCTGGTAGTGGAGAGATTAAAAATTTAGGCGATCTTTGTTATGAAATACTAGAGCCTGTAAGAGTAAAATTTGATAAGCCTGTAACTATTACAAGTGGCTATCGTTCTCCTGAATTATCAGAAGCCATTGGTAGCAAAGCCACATCACAACATTGTCTTGGCGAAGCAGTTGATATGGAAGTGATAGGAGTTTCCAACCTTGAAGTAGCTTTATGGATTCAAAACCATTGTGATTTTGACCAACTGATCTTAGAGTATTATACAGGCGAAGCTAATAGTGGGTGGATTCATGTTTCATATAAAGATGGTTCAAATAGAAAACAAGTATTAACATTTGATGGAAAATCATATACTAATGGATTACCAGATACTAAATGGTCTGGTGGAAAGTTAAGAAATTAAAATGAAAAACAAATGAGCAAAACAGCTTTACAAAAAATAGAATCACACGAAAAGCTATGTCGTATCATGCAGAAATTAACCCATCAAAAAATTAGTCTTATAGAAGAAAGAGTTAAAAGATTAGAAAAGATTTTACTAATCTGCACAGGCTCATTAATAAGTGCTATGGGTTATGTAATAGTAACTTTGCTTGATAAAGTCTAAACCTTTACAAACACTTAAAAATAAGTACAAGTATTAATTGTATGAGTCATAAGAGAATACTTATTATATCTGATATGCACATTCCATATCATCACAAAGACGCAATCAAATTTTTAAAAGAAATAAAAAAAGAATTTAAACCTGATACAGTTGTTAATATTGGAGATAGCTTAGACTTTCATGCGATCTCAATGCACGATAGTAACCCTGATCTATATTCTGCTGGACACGAATTAAAAGAAGCTAGAAAATATATAAAAGAATTAGAAGATATATTTCCAGAAGTTACAGAAGTAGATTCAAACCACTCTAGTCTAGTTTATAGACGAGCATTAAAGTATGGAATGAGTAAAGAATTTTTAAGAGATTATGGAGATTTTCTAGGTACTAAAAAATGGAAGTGGATAGATGATTTAACACTTACTATGGCTAATAGTCAAAGATGTTTTTTTACACATGGAAGATCAGCAGATGTATTAAAAACAAGTCAAGCTATGGGAATGAGTTGTGTTCAAGGTCATTATCATACTAAGTTTGTTATTAGTTGGTGGGCGAACCCAGATAACCTTTTCTTTGGAATGAATGTAGGTTGTTTAATTAATCAAAAAAATATGGCTTTTGCTTATGCTAAAAATTTTAGAACAAGATTTATTTTAGGTTGTGGTATAATTTTAAATGGTGTACCAAGATTACTACCGATGGTGTTAAATGCCAAAGGAGATTGGATAGGAGATATAGTATGAGTTCAAACACACTAAAAAAGACCCTTTTAAAGAGCCATAGAGCCACGCAGACAAACAATTCAGCATTTTCTGAACAGGTATTAGGAAATCACTATAAAAGGCTTAAAATTCAACCTTTAGAGTATTGTATGGCTAATGATCTTAATGCTTGTCAAACTCATGTAATTAAATATGTATCTAGATATGATAAAAAATGGAAAGATAAAAAAGATCAAATTAAAGATTTGCAAAAAGCAAAACATGTTATTGATATGCAAATAGAATTATTAGAAAAAGAATAATTATGTGGTTGAATTTATTATCGTTAGGTGTAAAGACAGGAGCGAAGCTATATCAAAATAAACAACGAACTAAACAATTACTTTCAGACGCACAAATGCTTCATGCAGAGAAAATGAGCAGAGGCGAAATTGAATATAAAGCAAAAATTATTGAGAGTAATGACAATGGTTTCAAAGACGAGTTTGTCCTCATTCTTATATCTATTCCTATTCTTATATTGGGTTGGTCTATCTTCTCTGACGATGTTGAAATTCGTAATAAGCTAGATTTATTTTTTGAGTATTTTAATCAGCTTCCTTATTGGTATCAAGCTATTTTTATAGGTGTTGTATCTGCGATCTATGGTCTTAAAGGTGCTGACATTATGCGTAAGAAGTAGTAAGATGTCTTAATGATAGACGCAGTAATAATTGAAGCAGAATTTCAAATAGAATCAAAATATAATCCTTATGGCCATTTTGTTGCTTTAAGATTTATAGATGTAGTACCATCTAGACCTAAACTTTTACAAGCTATTGAAGATTTAACTAAACATCATGATGTAGAATTAATTGATTATAATTATAAAGAAATAAAGATCACTTCTAAAACTAACTTAAAACATTTTGATGTAACTATAAACTAGGGCAGTTCCAAACCAGATTAAGAAACCACCCTAGCCAAATTATTAACTCTCGCTAATAACTCTATTTACTAACTGATAAACAAAGGAGCAATCCAATTTTCGTTAGTAAAATTCATTTATCCTCTAGTCAGCTTTTCAGTTGCTAGATTATTAATAGATTGTTGCTTTAAGTTTTCACAATAAGAATGAGCCAATTTAGATTGTATTTTATAATACAAATATAATTTATGACTTGCAGAAAGATCAGCTTTTACTTTTCTATATCTTTCATCATTACTTGCTTTAACTTTTGCTAAAGAAACAGATATTTTTTCATTATCCATTTTTTCGCTAACAACAAAATCAAAAACTTCTTGAACTTGATTTTTAATATTATTATATTCAATTTCAGTATCAGCAAATAGCCTATCTACTTTATCTAAATAAATTAATATTTGATCAGGGTTAAAAGTTTTCGGTCTTAACTCTATGTATTTCGGTTGATTAGACATTAACCTAATTCTTGTTCATACATATCTGGGTTAAAGTCAGTTGGGTTTTCTTTCGCCCAATCTATCTCCTCTTTAGGACT